TGAGACTCTGCATTTTTAATAATATCTTTAGAGTCTGGTAAATTTAATAAATCTTCTAATTTTTTTGTCATGGGTCCAGTCCATTATGTGCTACTATTATTTATCGTTTTCTACCTTGATGAAATATATCATCCTCAGTAACAATACGGAAAAGAATTCCTTTTTGTTTGCACCAAGCTCTTGCAGCTTCCCATTTTGCTTGATTAATGACCCAATGTGCTTGATTATGTTTGCTACGGCCTAAGTTTTCTTTTATTGATTGGTTCTTAGGTTTAACTTCAATAAGCTCAACTCGCTGTGCTCCGTTTTTATCTGCATAAACAATAAAAAAGTCTGGTACATAAATTGTCTGCTTGCCACTTAATGGATTTCTATAAGGTATGCGTACTGCTTCACTTGCCCATTGAGATATTGCAGCATGTTCGTCGCAAAATTTCATAAAAGTAAATTCCCAACCACTGCGGTATGTAGGAGTTTTATTTCCTACATATTTTTCAGGGTTTTTTAGATTAAATTTACCTTGTGCAAATCTCGACATATTAAACTAAAATATTTCTTTGATCAAATAGTTGTCCTACAGATGGATTTTTATATCCTAGTGTGCTAGTTTTTGATCTATTTAAATTAAGGATTTGTGCAACAATATTGCTTAACTGGATATCATTAACACCCTTTAATGTGTCTAATAATTGGAATACTTTAACATTGTCAATATGTGCTTGTTGCAATAATACACTTGCTGTATTAATAGCAGCAGTTTGCTCAAAACCTCTTTTAAGAAAATATCCAATAACTGCATCAACTTCGCTTGCACTATATGATATTTCTGTATTATAATAATTGTTGAAGAACTTTTTAGTAAGTTCAGAATCTTGTTGGGTTGTAGAATCTGATTTAGCAGTAGCCATAATTTATCCTTAACTTATTTACTAGCATTAATTGCTTCATTTGCAAAATTTTGTAATTTTGCATTATTTGCAGTATCTGCTGTTAGTTGTTGTTCTATTTGTGATTGAACAGCTGGGGATGCAGCATTATACTCAGCGTAGCTAACTCCGCCCGCGCCTGCATTAAGTGCCTTTGCTGCAAAACTCTTAAGTGCAGATAAATTTGTTGTAAATGCATCTGTTATTGCTGATACACCTTTATTAGATGTCGAAACATTGTTTATACGTGAAGTACTTGTGTTAGCTTGTGAATCAACTGTAGGCACACTAGTATTAGTTAATCCTCCCGGTAATTGATTAAAAATTCCAAATATACCTGCTAGCGGAGAATTATTCGAACTGTTTGTCATTCTAGGAACTACAAAATTATCTACATTTCGTCGTTCGTCAACAAGTGCAGGGTCAGCACTTGCATATGCAGCGTCAATCATATTCTTGTCTGCATACCCCAATGGGCTCATAACATTATCGTATCTAGTTGCATCATCAGTAAATCCTCCAGGCTCGCCTCTATCACCGATGATTCCATGCGTATACATAACTGCTTCGTATGCAAGTGTAATACTATTTGAATTCATGTCTGCGCCACTGCTTGAGTCAACATTTCCATGATTCCATGCAGATATTAATGGGTTAACTAGAGTATATGCATACCAATTTCTTCTAGAAAGTTGATATATTGTTATACTATTAAAGAACGGCCCACGTATTCCAGTATTCATTCCGTATACCGGAATGCTACCATTTTTATATTTGTCACGTGCATCATATGCACCATTAAATGCTTGATTATTACCATCATTAAAATAATAACGATAATATTCTTCTAACATTCCTCGAGTGATACCAGTATTATCATCGTGCAGTACAATATTAACATCTTGATAATCTATACGAGTTTGTACATTCTTTTTACGATTATATTGTTGTTTATTTTCTACACTAATTCTATAACTTGGTAAATCTGCACTCTTAACTAACACTCCAATTTCTTTTTGAAATTTAAATGTATTGCTATTTGCACTATTTCCTACTTCCGGCATCGGAGTAAACAATACATGATACAAGAACTTAGTTTTAGGAGCCAATGCAAGATTGTGCTCATTAAACAACTGATGAGCATGACGTGCATCTCGCAAGTGCAAGTCTAAATTAACATTCTGTAAATATGGATCTTTTAACGACATGTAAATATTTATCCTTGTAGATTAACCGTGTACATAAAGAAAAGCGAGAACTGAATTAACAGCTCTCGCTTCGAATAGCATTATACCAACCTAATTGCTATTAATTGGTTACTACTGTACCGCCGGTAGCTGCTTGTGTAGCTCTTGTTACCGGTGCTCCAATACCAACGAATTCTTCGTCTGCACCAAATTGGATAGCGTTATCATAACGAATAGTTAGTGAAGTAGTAACTGCTTCGTTAGTAGCATAAGCTAGCGTGTTGTAGTTAGCTGATTCAATGTAGCAGCCTACTAAGTGGAAACGATCAATTACGTTTGCACCAGTTGCGCCGTTACCGCCATCTAGAATTTCAATTCTAGTTTGGAACTTGTAAGAACCACTTGATACTGCACTTGACTGTTCGAAGAAGTCGAACTGACGTTGTAGCTGCTGACCAACAATCTTTTGAACATTGTTGTTTGCATCTTCACGCAATGTAAGTGTAATTGGCTCCCATGTGTGCTTACCTGCAAGATATGTTCTTGAGTTATAAGCGTCAATAGTCATCTGTTCAAAACTCACGTTTGGACGAGTTACGTCTACTACTTGTCTTGAAATTTCTCTAACACCATCTGGTCCACCAGTAGTGCCGAAGCTGTCTAAAAATACTCTAAAGCGATACTGTAACTTAGGCATCAATAATGATGAGTTTGATCCAGCACCCTCTGTAGGTATCGAAATATTTTGTAATGTTGTGATTGGCATTCTATTCTCCTATACAATATTTATGCTTTAATGGGTGGACTTTTTTCATCCACCCATTAAGTACGCATATTAACCTAGTGCTGCAATTTCGCCTGTGTTCTTAATACGCAATGGAATGTAAATAAATTCAATTGCTTTAACTGGCTCAATTGCAATATCTAAGTATAGCTCGTTGCGGTCAATTCTACTTGGTGTATTGTTTGACTCGTCACATACAACTAGGAAGTCGTAAAGTGCTCTTAGTCCAACAAGCTCTAGTAGGAGTGAATCAGCTGCTGCTTTAACTTGATCGCGTGTGATCTTATCATTTGGTTCAAACAAGTATGGTCTTGCTAGTAGTTCTAACTGACCACGTAGGTAAACAACCAAACGTGCTACGTTAATACGATCCAACGCACTTGCATTTCTTGCACGAGTTTTTTGACCAAATACAACTAAACCTGCGCCACTAATAAATGTAATCGGGTTAATTGCGTTTGAATACAATGTATCGCGCTGTCCAGTGTTAAGTGCCACTGAAACAAATTCGCCTTCTGCACTAACATAACCAGTTGCGCTTGCATTAGTTACTCCACCACGTCTCGTTCCAGCTGGAGCAAACCAGGGGAATGCAACTTGGTCGTTTAGTACAATAGTACGTAATGCCATATGGCTCGGTGGTACAACAACATTGTTACCTGCATTGTCGCTTGTAAAGCCCCATGGATAGTAAATACCGAAATATTCATCTCTGCTTACTAAACCGTCATCGTTGTCTTCAACTGCTAGTCTAACGTTCTGACCCCATTCATTTAATGATGTAGCATCTGGTGTTAGTCTTGCTGGTGTATCACCGACAACAAATCCAGTTAAACGACGATCGTAGTTTAAGCTGATCATTTCGCCGATTAGTTCTGGATAACCTGGGCAAGCAATTAGGTTAAACTGACGTGATTCTTCATCACGGATGTCTTGGTTGCTGTTAACCATTGCCTGTAGTGCCTGTACAACTGTCTTACGTTGTGCATGACGACCGAATGTACCTGAACCATCTTCGTTATTGCCTGAAGCAGTAACCCAACGATGTGGATAATAGCTGTCCATTGATGCATCACCTTGACGTGGGTTAGTACCAGCTACATCAATGTAGTTACGATCAAAACGCTTAACGTTAAAGCCACTTCTACGTAGGTTCCATAGTAGCATACCTTTTGGATATAGTGCTGGATCTGGAGCATCTGGATCTAAGTAGTCACTTGTTAGCATTTCTGCAATAGTTGCGCTTGGTGCAACTAAAGTGCTGCCGCCGTTGTCTGCTTGTCTTGCATCAGCAAACAGAATACCATTTTCAGTTGTTTGATCTGCTTTATCAAGTAATACCCATGCAGCAAGAGTGCCGTTGTAACGATAAATCGCTGGATAGTTTTCGACATCTGCTGTGCTAATCCACAAATCACCAGTTTCAAGCGGATTGCCGTCGCTCTGTTCTGTTGGCTCAGCTGCGCTTACAATTGGTCCAGCTGGATCTGTGTCAACATAACCACCGTTTGAACTTTGATATCCAACCCAATCAGTACCGTTATGCAACATGATATCAACTTCGTCAACAATTGAGTTGTACCAAATTTCGCCGTCTGCTGTTAGGCTTAATGGCTCAGTGCCTGTTGCTGTATAGCTAAGTGGTTTCCAGTTTGAAGCAACATAATCGTTAGTTGCATCACCTGTTGGTGCAATGTAAAGATTAGCTGTTGCTGTAGCTGCATTGCCTGCGCCAGCGTTTGCATCAGGATCAAATCCTTCAAACCCTGCATCAGTCATAAAGCCCGAACCTTCAGTAATGCGGAATTCACCACCTAGTTTATGTTGAATTACAATTCTGTTGCCAGAATCAACAAGTGCAACAATATTAGTAAATCCTGCTGCGTTAATTGTACTTGCAATATCTTCAGCAGCGCCAACACCGGTCACTGATGGTGTAGTAATAGCTTTTGATACGCGAGTTGCAGAACCTACAACGCTTTCTTCTATACTAAATGTATATACACCTGATAGTTGTGCAACAATCTTAGCACTCGAAATGCTAGTTGCACCTGTTGCTGCACGTGAATAAATCTTATAGCTTGCTAGTGGTGAAGTAGATTCTTCAACGTTTCCTTTTACATAAACTTGTCCAAGGGTTAAGTTTGATCCGCCGCCTGTTCTATCAAGATTAAGAATAGCACCTTCTGGTGAAGTAAATACCGGAGCACTTACTGTATCCCATAGTGCAGTATCACCATTGTATTGCTTAACACGGAAGTTTGCACCACCGTTAGGCACTGTTGTTTTAATCCAAAGTGAACCAGTCGGAGCAGGAGAAGTATCAGATGATTTGTATCCTGGAACATCAGTGTGTGGTTTAATTTCTAGTCTAGGAGCAGAATATGTACCTGCAACAATACCAGTGTTAGTTAACAAAGCACCAGTTACGTTAGCAATAACAACATCAACGCCTGTTGAATAAATTTCAAGTACGCCGTTAATTGCTGTTGCAGTAATACCTGCGATTCCGGAACTATTAATTTCAGCTGCAAATTCTGCAATAGTATTTTCACCAACTTGTACAGTTACAGGAGTACCATTAATAGTAATCGACTCACCGTCTGCTGGAACTGCATTTGCAATCGATGCACGAACCGCAGAATGACTTGCTGACCACCCAGTGCTACCAACTTTAACCCATGTGCCTGGATCATTATATGTAACAGCGCCTGCACTCGGTACTGTACCTGCAGACTTATACCACACTTGTGTAGTTGTAGTAGTTGCATCAACTGCATAGCTACCAATTTGACCTATTGAACCTTTTGGTACATCGTTTGTTAAGTCAGTAGGCTCAGTAATAACTAGTGGAGTTATTGATGTAAAACTTTGTCCGTTTACAGTAGTTACTGCTGCTGAATTCCATTCAAGAAGACCAAAGCCAGTAACTGCTGTGTCAAACCAATATGCACCATCTGCAGGCTCTCCGCCTGGAGCAGTTGCGCTAGGTGCTAGTTTAGCTGTGTCTAAATCTGCACGAACTACATATGCACGATTAGTAACACCTAGTAATGAATATGCAGTTTGTAAACCATATTCGTTAAGTTCTCCGCCATGTATCATGTTGCCGATACTATCCGAATAAAATAGCGGATCGCCAAATGTTTCTCCTAGCTCTCTCTGGCTAGTGATTAAATATGCTTTTCCTGCGTTTGCTTGCAGTGTACCTGCTGCAATTCCTGCTCCGCTGCTACTAGTTTTATTACTAGCAGAAGCAACAAAAATCATTGGTACTGTTCCGGCTGCGGCCGGAGTGTAGAATGATTCGTCAATTACATTGACTTCTACGCCTGGTGATACTAATGCCATTATATTTCTCCTATTGGATGTATGCTAAGTGTATTTATTACTTCCTAGAGAAAATGCCCTATATAACCTATGGAAAAAGGTACCGAAAAGGTGAGGTAAATACAATATGAGACCATTATGCAAGTGTGGCCAGCGTCCTGCGGCTATAAACTATAAAAAAGAGGACAAAGTTTATTATCGCAAACTATGCGAACGCTGTCTGCGCAATGGCATCGGGCACGGCGTGCCTAAATGGAAGCAGCGCGGCTATGTCAAAAAAGACTTTTGTGAGAAATGCAATTTTAAATCAAAACACACTGAGCAGTTCAATGTGTTTCATATAGATGGTGATTTAAATAATTGCAGTCCTACTAATCTTAAGACAATATGTGCGAACTGTCAACGTCTGTTGCAGAAGGAAGGTATCCGTTGGAAACAGGGAGACTTAGTCCCCGATTTTTAAAGATAGTACGCATCAGTACTTCTACATTGTTTTTAAGTCTTGCTAGATCGCCATTGTTGTCAATAGTGTAATCACACATCCATTG